AAATAAACCCATGCGTTGTCAGTTTTAGGTAGGTATTTGAATATTCCATCATCCATCATCATCCTCATCAAATTTTGATACCCCCTACCTTCAGGGTCAATATCTTCAGAGTAATAAAGTTCAACTAGTTCTTTCGCTTCTTCAGTTAACAAAGGTACTGATAAATCCACAAGTTTCCTATTAATAACATAAAATTCATCACCATATACCCCTCTCTTAGTTTTACCCGATAGTAGGTTTTGTAACGCTCTGTTATCCTTATCATTTTCGTGTAGTTTTTCACCTTTTTCTAAAATATCGTCAACAGAGACCACGGAATCAACTATCTCAGGGAAAAGTTTTACAAAAGTTTTTTCACCAAAATAGTAAATACCATCAATATTGTCGGACTTATCTCCTGATATAATTTTAAAAGTAGAAACATTTTGATGGGGTATTGATATATCTTTCAATTTAACTTTATCTCCGTACTTAATCATTTGTTTCTGTGTTGGAGAATATATTTGTACTTTTTCAGATATTAGTTGTGTTAGGTCTTTATCCGCAGAAAATATAGTTTTGTTTTCATCCTCAGAGATATGACAATAATACGCTATCATATCATCTGACTCATTACCATCAACTATAATCTGACGTATAAACATTTCCTCAAGATACTCTTTTACTCTTTTGAGTTGCCATTCAAATGATTGTTTTTGAATATCATTAAGTCTGTTATACCTTCTATTTTCTTTATATTCTGCGAAAATTTTCTTCCTCTGTATTGAGTTATCATTTCCGTCCCAAAAAACGATTACCTTATCATAGTTATACTCTGAAATAAATCTACGTAAAGTATTAACAAAGTGATATATACCACCAATATGGTTACCTTTATGATAATACTCACGTACTCCATGATAACCTATCTTAAATAGGTTATTTCCATCCACTAATAAGGTCTTAGTCACATTAAAATACTTAAAGAATTAAACTTTCTTCTTCCAACTTAAAGTCACTACCTGTACCAATAATATCTTTCCAATATTCAGAGTTTTCAGATTTATACTTTTCGATAGATTTTTTTTCCTCAGAGGAATCCTTTCCGGGTAAAAACCCGTGAGCAGTAACTAATATTCTACCGTCTTCATAACCTAACCCATTAATGTGGTTTTTCATAACTGAGACCTTAGTTCTAGTTGCAAATTTTACTTTTCTTTTATCTTTAACCGCAGTTATCTTTGTAGTACCCGCATTCTTTTGATTTCCAAAAAGAAAAACTAATGATGAGTTTAACCAAATAGCCTCTCCTCCTTTAGCTTTAATCTTAGGCTGACCAAAAGGATTATCTGGAAGTTCAACCCATGGTTGGTTAACAATTACTAAAGTATTTTCGTGTTTTGAATCTGACCTACGAGAACCTGATATTCTTTGGTTTATTCCCATACCTATCTTATCTGCCAAAACTGCCGCATTATGTTGCTTACCACCTTTACCGTCATATGTCATCTTACATGGAACTGAACCAACTGAATCCCATAAAAATAGTAAGTCATAATCCAAATCTCCACTACTTTGAGCATCTAACAGTTCATTAATAAAATTAGTAATTTGTTCAATATATTCAAAGTTATTATTAAAAAGGAAAAATCCATCCCAATCTAATTCTCCCGTTTCTTTATCAACAACTTCTTCACATTCAAAACCCATAAGTTTTGCATGCTCAAAAGACCATTTCTGCTCTGTTATTATAAAAACAGGGAGTATACCTTTTTTTTGTGCGTCAACAGCAGCTTTAACAAGTGCTGTAGTTTTTCCTGTATCCGAGTGACCTAAAAACATATTAAGGTGACCCATTGCCGGTCCAGGTACCCCTACTGCATCTAAGAAATCAGTACCTAAATCATAAAACCTTTGCGGTTTAAACTTAGCTGATGAAGAAAATTTCTTCTTAATATCTTTAAAGTCTTTCTTTTTAATTGCCATTTTTTTTTAATTAAAATAATGGTGAGGAGGATTATCCCTCCTCACCATTAACATTTGTAATCTTTAGAAAGGAAGATTTTCATCGACTTTAGTAGTCGACTGTGGGTCCTTTTCTTCATTAATTTTTACTTTCTCATCACCACCACCAATCGTTTCAATAGTATTGTCTCCATAAACAAACTTTTTAAGTTCTGAGTCCCATACAGGTGTCTCTCCCCTTGCGACCGCTTCAAGATACTCTACAGGTCTTTGTGCGTACACATCAGACCACGTCATTTCATCCTCCATCCATTCTTTCATCGTATCACTATCATCACTTAGAGGTGTTGGGTCATCGTACATAATAGTTTGAACTACAGTGTACTCAATACCTGAGTTAGTTTTAGATTTAGAAAGTTCGACAATTAAGTCTCTGCCCTCTTGAGAGTCAGTAACGTCTCCCTTAGCTCTCCATATTGGGATAATCTTATCCAAGATACCTTCTTGTTTATAGTTATCCTTAAATCTCCAAAATTTAACCCCGTCTGATTCATTATCACGGTCAACAACCTTTACTATATAAAACTTGCGTGGACGGTACTGCATAGCCAGTTTTTTATCTGACTCTTTTCCTGTTGACATAAGTTCTTCGTAGACTTCAGTCAATGGGGAGCGTTCACCATCATTTTTACCTGGGTCGTATAGTTTAACCCATCTACCGTCTACTTGAACCTCGTGAAACCAAACTTCCTTAAATGGTGATGAACCATCGGGTGTTGGTAGTATCCTTATCTTAGACTGTCCGGATTTAGTACCTTTAGGTAGGTACGTAGTGAAGTACTTCTTCAACCTTTGCTCTTGAGTCATTCCATCCCCGTTACCGCGAGATGTGACATTTTTGTCGTACTGAGCTAGTACTGCGTCGAGTGCGTTTGCCATTTTTCTTTTATTCTTTAAAAATTTATCTATTATTCTATACAAATATAAATGATTTTTAACTTAAGTCAAATTACTGAGAATAAAAAAAGAGACTCAATAGTCTCTTTTTAATAAAAATATTTACACGGTTTAATTACATGAGACCTTCATCTTCAAATGGTTGGTCGAACGATTTTTTAATATTGCCGTCCGAATAACTTTCAATGTCATCACTTGTAAGTACGTATTCGTTTTTTCCTGTCTTTTCTAAATCTTCTTGCTTATCCATAAAGAAGTCAGTTAGTTTTTGATTATATGGATAACTATCTAAACTCCTTAACTGTAATTTTTCTTCAGGAGATTTTTGTCTATATTTTTCTATTTTAGTTTCCAACTGATTAATTCGGTCTAATATACTATCCATCTCTCCGAGTTTACTTGTTAAATCATCTAATTTACCAAACATAGTATCCATATATTCATCCTGTTTATTAGACATATCTTTTTGTGTCGTCACTAAATCTGTAATGTCTAACTCTTCGGTACCGCCTTCATCGGTAACATCAACTTCATCATCACCACTAACAACTTCAACGTCTGGGTCATCACTTACATCCACAGGTTCAGGGACTTCGTCAACCTCTAAGTCATCTGTCTGAGCAATGTCTTCACCACCTTCATCAGGTAAGTCCGTAACTTCCTCTTGCTCAAAAACATAATTATTTATGTTTTGATGTCTTTTTATTTCTTTTAATATTTTTTTATCTATTGACATAATATTTTTTATTTTATCCGTTTAATAGTGTCTTCATTCCCTGTGGGGTCTCAACTCTTAGAGTTTTATTAACTTTCATAGTATTATCTACTCTTTCGATTAACCCGTCTCTCATTCTTACCGTATAACAGTCTCCGGTATCTAAATCACACACTTCTTTATATCCGTTTCCGTTATCACGCTCAGTTAATCGACTATCCTTTTGTAGATATGTGTCTAATAAATTTTTTATGTTCATTACTCTTTTTTATATAAATATATTGATTATTTGGAATATTCAAATATCACCCCTAGAAACTACCGATGTAAAAATATCAAGCCATTCTTGATACTCATCTTTGTATTGAGTATTACCATTTATTTTAGTTTTTATAATGGCAATAATCTGTTGTGGAGTCCCTTGTATTGGCTCAATCTCATATATTTGAGCTAAATATAAATACGCTAAAGCCTTAGGTGTTGTATTAGTCGTTTGAGTTTGTTGAAGTTCATTATCCATCGCCTCAAGTATTGAACCCAGTGGGTTAAATGTAGCTCTCATAAAATCGAGCGAATCTTTAATACTTGAAAATGAAGCAATAGGAAATGTTTGTTCATTAACAATAATACAAGTTTGAGAGTTGAAATATTGCGTCCTTTGTGTTGGTTTTATTTCTCTACTTGTAACCAAATCCATTAAATTATTATTATACACATTTTGCCTAACTGGTAGGTTATGAGTAGCAATTCCATATATGAAAAATTTTAATTTATTGTTTGTGAATTGGTTGTTATTTACGTATTCTTTTACTTCTTGTCCATTAACAGTAGTTGGTGTCATATCAACAAATGTCTTATCACTATATTTAGTTAGTGATTTACATTTTTCTTCAGGGACTTGACTAACATTTTTGGATTCAGATAATGCAATTGTATTATTTGTTTTTCCTGATGGGTTATTAACTTCAATAGACCTTAACTTCTTTTGATATAGACCTAACAATTCTCTGTTTACACTGGCAACCAATTTATCTGGTTTTGGGAATGAGTATTTAGGCATTCTTACCCCTTCAAAATTAGTCGTGAATCCCCTCGTACTTATACTATGATTAACATTCATTATATAATATGGACCGTAAAACATAGGTACATTTGTTAGGTTAAAGTACATAGTCGGTTGTATCATAACATTACCTAAAGACTGTACCTGACATGTATAACTTCTAGATTTATAAAAATTATAAAGTGATTGAGTTTGTTGTGCAACCTTTTGACCTGACGCCTGCGCACCTAATTGTTCTAAGACCCCAAATGTCGGTCCAATATTTTTATGTTGATTCATGTCAATAGATACTGAGTTAAATACTCCTTGGTTTCTTTTACCAAAGTCTACTTGAAACCCAACACATCTATTACTATCCGAATAATTATCTTTATTTTGTTGATTTTCTCTCAATGGACAGTCTGACGGGTTAGTAATATCAAATGAGTCATTACCTTTCCTAATATTTTTATTTTGTTCCATACCTAAATTTTCTGATGGAGGTCCCATCCATATCCCTAACATTTTTGGTCTACTGTTTCTCGCATCGACCTCCATGAATGTTCCAAACAAATCATTCGGTATATCTTGTGGGAAAGGTTCCCCTTTTTTTACTCTATCATCTCTACCATAAAAGTTTGTATATGCCGGTGTTGGCATAAAAACAAAATTATTTTTTTCATATATTGTCCCAAGTAAAGAATATACGGTAGTTTTATCATTTCTACCTCTTAAATACCCCTCAAGTTCTTTAATATTTATCACAATTTTATCCCCTATAGGTCTGTTGGCCCGGTCTAAAAATAAAAAATCTTCAAATATAGTTCTAGTTTTAAAATCTTGTCCAGACACCCACTTATCATTTAGTAGTTGGAACGATTTCCATAACTCTAACTTAGGTACATTTCCATCAATTTTTGAAATTCTAAGCGCGTCATCCGTGACCGAAACAGAGGGTAATTGTCTGTTTAGTTTAATAAAAATATTATTTAATATATTCTGTTGGAATTTTTCCTTACCTATAAGTGCGTCATTTAAATCTTTTATGAATTTACTCTTATTGTATGTGTTGTCTTGTGATTTTTTAGCTGCGTATATTTTTATTAGGGATGATAAGTTTACAACGTTACTTTCGTTGAATTCGTAATCCATGTCTACGAAAAAATCTGTTAAATACGAACCATTATCAGAGTATTTAAATCCGACCTCACTAAACTCTCCCACATTTAGATACATAGAGTTCCACGCATCTGTGTAATTTCCCCTACTTTCACCTAAAGTAGTACTTCCACTTTGTGTTGGTAAACTGTTAGGGATGTATGTTTTAAAGTCATAAGGGTCCTTAATCATTTGATTACTGACTGTGGTTATTGAGCCGTAAACTTTATTGTCATATTTTCCCGGATTTCCTATTTTTAATACAACTTCACGATATAACGCCTTTTCAATATGATAATTTAAAAAAGTAGTTAATTGCCCGTCACTTATATTCTTAAGGTCTTCATCTATGTTATTGGTTATTGTTGGCTTATCGATGATAAATAGTGACTTCATAACCGTAGATAAATTTATATTGTATCCGTTAACGTTTAATCCGTTAAATGTAGATGGTATGTTGTTATATATCCTTTCTAATTCTAGTATCCTTTCATTATCTATTTCGACAGGACCCATACTTAATTCTACAAACTTTTCAAATGTAGTTTCACCTCTATTTACCTTATTAATGTTATATTTAGTATCTACTTCACAAAAGTTTAAGAAGTAAGACTCAAAATTATCCAACATTTCTTTTGTGAATACTCCAAATATATCGTCTATAGATGAGTATTGTAAAGTATCTGAATTACTTATATTAAACGGTTGAGTGTTTTTATTTTCGGGGTCTATATTTTTAATGTACTGTAATGGTGTTGGTTTATTTACCATTTCATTAGAAAAATACCCGAAGTTAGATGACGCCCAAAAAGACCTGACACTTCCATTATAAATAGAATTATTAGTTGTTAAATTCTGTTTATATTTACCCTGATTATTAAAACATTCAAACTCCGCTTGATTAAATTTAACATCACCAAAAGACGGTATAATTAATATCTTATCTTCTTGGTTTTCTCTAAAATCATAATTTCCTTTTATGTTAAAGTACTGTGACCAACTGTTCATATTGTATTGACCCCTCGTATCTCCGCTAGATATTATTTTATCTATACTTCCATTATCTGAATTACCTATTTTTAAATTTTTCTCAGTTTGTGCGGTTTGTATTTCATCTGAAGTGTAAGACGTAAAAATATCTTTTTTAGTGAAGTAGTAATATAGTTCGTTTATTACCTTTGGATAAAATCCATTTTCTACTTTCTTAGTGACGTATGGGTATGTTATATTTAACACCTCATTAGGTATAGGGGAAATATCTTCCACTATAGTTCCGCTCACCTCCTCTAATTGTTTTATTGTGACGTTATTCCCACCATAATCTTCAAAAGTGTATGACTTAGATGTATCTCCTCCAATAGGGTCATACGCAAATTTATAGTCAAAGTCTTTCCATACATCATCTAAAATGTCGACACCACTCTCTTTATATTCTTTATATCTATGCCATATGGAACCATATTTTAATATCCAATAATAAGGGACTTTATGTACTGAAGAAAATTTATTTAATGTTGCAAAAATATAGTTTAAATCTGTAGTGACATTATTATTGTATGATTTAAATTTTTCTTTTAATGTTGTTAGAGGTAAGGAATTTAAATATAGATACCCTAAAGCCACGTATGGATTTTCTATTTCATTTTTTTCATTTTCAACTCCTTTAAGAATTGCGTTAGTAAAATAAGGCGTATTTAATAATGACGTGGTTTGAGTTTTAGTTATAAAGTTTTTGGTAGTATCGTAATTATTACCGTATTCTAAAGTAGATTCTGTAATTATAAATTTTTCTTTTGTTCTATTATTATAATAGTTAATTACTTGATTATTAGTCTCAAATATATTTTCACTGTTACTGTTTGGATTTGGATTAATTTCCGAAACTTCTTGGTTAGGTGAGGTGGACGTGTTTGTTATCCATTCAAAATATGAAAACATTTTTTTATCATATGTTTCGTCCTCATTAGAAAACGAAGCTATTGTCTTTTGGTCCTCGTTAAATGAAAACATTTTAGAAGTGTCGTTACTAATTCTTATAGAATTGACTTTACTCCCTTCCGATAGATTGTTTTGTAACCAAGTAAGGTTATTAAATGGATAACCATCCGTAAATGTTAACTCGTCTGATTGATTTGAGTTAAGATATTTTATCAGTTTATCACTACTCTCACTAGACGAGGATACCCTAATCGAATTACCCTCTAAATATGAAAGTTTATAAACCCCAAAATCTTGATTTATTAAAGACTTAATATATGGGGTAGTAAAATCACCCCTGTTAAATAAATTCCAACTCTGACCCTGTCCGTTATTAGAAATACTTCTCATGTATTTTAATAAGTTTTCGTAACTGAATGAAAAGTTTTTTAATAGTTCAATTAATTCAGGAGATTTTACTACCGATTCTTGTAAATTAATGTATTCAAAATCACTGAAAACACTATACAATTCATTATTGTAGCCACTTTCTCTATATAATTTAGTGTAGTTAGAATTTAAAAAAGTTCTTTCAAATAATTCGTAAAAAAATGAAACAATCCTTAAATCATTATATGGCTGTCCTTGAAATGGGAACTCAATGGCGTTACAACTAATAAATGGGTTTTCTTTAAGTTCGTTGGGATAGTTAAAACCTAATGTTTGATTTTCAATCTGTACCGACCCTTTAACAAACTCTTCAACAAACTGTATTTCAGGCCACACACTATATTTCCACCCTTGTACTTTATTAACTTCCGACGAGTCGCCAGGATATTTGTCTTCATATAGCTCGTTACCATCCTCATCTATAGAGGTTACAAAATATTGAGGCCACGGGTATATTGTTGGTGAATCTTCTTTTTCAGTTCCGTAAGCACTTAGCCCATTTAATAAGGCGTTTACCATAGTTGTCTCTGTTCCTTCCGATTTTTCGGGTGACATAATGGCACCAACTCTAATGGGGTCTTTTCTTTTATCCCAAGCATCATCGTGAACTTTATCCATTAACCTTAAAAATCCGTCTGCGGATGCACATATCACAGCCATAACGTTATTTATTGTAGGGTTAAATCCTAAACCAACATCAGGAGACTTTATTTTTTCGGCTAAAGCATAAGAAATTGTTTCTTCAACTTGTTGTTTTTTAGTTTCAAAATTATCTTGTAATTCTTCTAATTTTCTTAAAAAACTATTTTTAGTTAAATTGTTAGAATTATTTTGGTCTCCAAATACAATATACTGATTTAATAAAGAATCTTCTTCGACTGTCAATGTTTCCGCGTTAACAACTGTAGGTGGCACCGCAAGTTCCTTTATAATCACATTATTTTTAAAGTCGGATAACTCTAACTCAGTAGGCGTCGCTTTGTATCTTAACTCATATGTATTATTATAATCCACTTCCGATTCTGTCGGTTTTTGTTTCTTAAAGTCAGATATCTTAATATCACAATTTAATGAAGTCTCTATTTTTTTTCCATTCACTTTCACACTCCCATTAGTACCAAAAACAGGATTTTCATTAAGTATGGTATTGTATTTTTTAATTATACTTTCTAAGTTTGAGATTGAGTCTTTTCTTTTTTGTAGTTTTTCGTTTTTTCCTCCGTTATTTTTTATGGGATATAATATAGGTGAGTTTGGTGTTCTGTCTATTAAACCTAACCTGTTACTAATATTTTCACTAAACCAATTATCCGTAAATAACCCATATATTTGATTCCTATATTCTGTAATCGTGTTTGAGTATTTTTGAATTTCAGTTAGTGGAGACATGTCTTCCTTACCATAGGCCTCCATAACATACCTTTCAAAATTTTGTAGTTTCATTAACATTTGATTAATTGTTAACTCTGGAAAATTATCTTCTATGAGTCCTTTGGCTTTGTAAGCGGAGTAGACCTCTTTAATTGTGTCGTAACCTTTTGTGGATTTTATTTGACGTAATTCTTGTGTATCCAAACCTGGTTGACTACTAGTCTTATTAGTTCCTATTGTTGTAGTCCTACTGTACATATGTGGTAATGCAAATAACGCCTCTATTGGAATGTCCGATAACATTGCATATGTTCGACTTATAAAATTGGTACTGATTTTATAGTTACCTGAAGATGGTTCAAATCTAGCGTTAAAATCTTTTAACATTAACTCATACCTAATAGCCTTACCATAGTATCCTTTAAGTGTTAATGTAAATAATGGATATGGGAACTGAAAGAATGCACTATACGGTGAGTTTTCTCCTTGTTCAAATAGAACTCTTCCTTGCACATCCTCCATTTCAATACTAACTATAGCAGCAAAAGACGCATTAACTTTAACTGAAATATTAGTAATTCCTAACATTTGACTGTCAGCGTCCCCACCTCTATTTTGACCTAAAGTTAAATTATCAGTCCATGAGGTATCTAAGTAATCGTCTTGCGTTTGAGCTTGACCATTATTAACGGTCTGAGGTTTCATAAAATTTATAACAGTAGACTTATCTTGGTCTAACGCCCCTATTCGTATATTTTCAATAGTATCCTGAAAATTACTACCCACAACTAATTTACTTCTAGGTATAACTTTAGTCTCTAAATTAGCGTACATAACTAACTCTTCTTGGTTGATTAACCGTTCAGATACTGTACCATCACTATCAACAACTTTATTTGGGTCTATAATTATTATGTTGTCATAGTCTGTTTCTACATATACGTCTTGATTGTTAAAAAATTTGTTACCTGCCATAATAGAAGAAGTGAGTGTCTAATGCCTTTTTATAATCTTGTAAAGAATTTACCAAAGGAAAGGGTATAATTAAAACTGACCCGTCACTAATGTTGTTTTCCAACCCACCATATTTTGGGTTAGCCATTAATATTAACCAACCAAAATAAGGAGTACCATAAAATTCTTGGCTTAATTTATCTAACCTACTCTGTGTCACTTTATAAATAAATTTTTTATCTGTGGGTTTTGCAGGTAATGACACAAACGGTACAACCGTTTGTTTTCCGTTGATTAAGAAGTCTTGATATCTGTCGTAGTATCTCATTAGTTAAATGTATATTTTCCGTTAAATTCTAAGTCTGTCCCTGAGTTTATACCATCAGTAAATATTGTATTAAAATAAAACACTTGATTGCTGTCAGCCTGCGATTGTGGTTTTTGTATGTACGTAAAGTTTCTTTCTTTTTCTAAATTAAATGGATTATACAATGTAAATTTCTGAGAGAATCCAGACTTTAAAGAAGATATTTCTAGGTCGGACGAACGTTTTAATTCTTTATATACGTCAACCAATCCTGACTGTCCATCAATCGTTATCGGGTCTTGTCCGTCAAGTGATTCTGATGTGTTAGGGATTGTTAGCGCATCAAAACCGTATAGAATTTCATTTATATATTTTACCCAATCCTCTTTAAGTATAAGCTCTTCACCTAAAATTGTTTTTTTAACAGATTCAGGGTCATTTAATATGTTAAAATACGATGCAGTGCAAAATCTTGTTTGTGGTTCAGTATCATAGTCTTCAGATAAAAACCCTTGATAAAGATTGTCTTTCCTTGGGTATTTTCCAAGTTCATCATCAAATAGAATGTTATAGAACGCCTCTAAATCTCCCGCAACTGTTTGTATGTCCGCAATCATTTCTAAATTTGTATTTGCCTGTGATGATGATGGGTCAACAGTACTACTACCTGAGAGTTCAAAAATATCTATACTTCCTGTTTTATTTTTATACCCATCCGTATTTGCCGTAATTAAATTTGAAATATCGTTTTGTCTAACAAAATCGGTCTGAACATTTAATAAGTCCGTAATTTTACTGTTAAAAATACTTTGAAATACTCCCATCCTTAGATTAATAAAAGATTTTAGATTTTTTTTGAATTTTTTAACATCACTGTTTTTGAAGTTTTGTTTGTCAATATTAGTAAATGGACTCTTTAAGAAAGGATTTAAATTGTTATCAATATCTTCTATTAATTTAGTTTTAAGGTCGGATTCTTTATCTTGTAGTTTAATTGGTTTACCAAAAATTCTTGTAGTAAATCCATCGGAACCGCTTAGGTATCCAGTTGAAGTTCCATTGGTATAGAGTCTATCTTGTGTGAAGTAACACACACCAATCTTAGATTGTAATCTGCTTATTGTTTCTAAAGAACTAATTACATTTTGTACATATGCCTGAGATTTTAAAACATAATCTTTCATAAATGATTTATAGTTAATATCACCCGTTAAAAAATCTTCAACCTCTGTAGACGTTACCTGTCCTATAGTTTCGCCAGCCTCTTCGGTCCTTTCAACTTTCCCGTCTTTAACTGTAAAGTTACTATTCGCCTCTATTTTATCTAACTCGGACCTATCCAAATCTGTAGTATCTTCTGTAGGTACTGAACGTTCATCATATATTTCAGTATTACCAAAATAATTAAATGAAACCGCATTTTGTAATCTACTAACAGGTTCTTTAAGACCTTGTCCCCCTATAAAATTAAATGACATATTTATATCGGCAATCATTGGTTGAACTCCTATACCTTCCGGATTTAAATCAAACGTTAATGGTTCATAATTAATACTCATTTGTTGTATAACAATTTTAGTATGATAAAAATCACCTATTCTTAATATACAAATAGGTGGTGAACCAAACGCAGTATTTTTTATATCTCCCTGTCTAGGTTTACCGTCTTCACCTATTACCGGTATTGTGTCTCCGGGTCTTAAACATTGTTGTAAAAAAGTAAGACGTGAGTTTAGTCCTTCAGGTGTTATTGAGTGAAATGTCGGATGAAAAAAACTAAGTTTATCTTTTATTCCTTGATATACTTGTGGTGAGTCCTCTTTCATTTTGTTGAAGTAGTCGCACTCGGTTAGTAATTTTTTGACTATTATCTTAGCAACATTTCTTTTTTCTCTCACTTCTTTGGCTTCTATTTGTCTTTGAACTTCCGTCTTACCTGTAACGGTTTCAGTTATAATTGTTTCTTCAATAATAGGCTCTAAGTCTTGTGGATTGGGTTCTGGTGGAATTTCCTCAATTGTAGTGGCAAAGGAAACCGCTCTACACCCCATAGCTGCTGTGGAATATATTTTGTCAGCTCCTGTTAATTCTTCACTACACGAAACACCATTAATATTTGTGTTTTCACCTACGGTCACTTCAATAATATTTAACTTATCTTGATGCTTGTCTAAATCTGAAAAACTTAAAATATATTTTTTTACTGAGTCTACCCTTCTTTTACTTAAGGATAAATTGTACGCATCACTATTAGGTGAAGAGGCGGAACCCTCTAATTTTATATTAACTATAGCTCCCTTATCAATCGCTTCTTTTATTTTAACACATAATTCTTTTGTTTTTTGTTCAATATTAAAAATATTTTCTTGGAAGAATACTCCAGTAGGTTCTTTTTGGTCCTCATCGGCGTATGTATAATAATTCGCTTGATTAAGAATATATGCGGATAAATTAGACGAGTAAGACTCTTCGGTGGTGGTTGAGTTTGCGTTTTGGGGGCCAGGAACATCATTGTCAAAGTAGAACGAATAACTATAATCATTTGTAGTTATTATGGGTGTATATTCTTCAATGACGGGCTCTGTGGTTGTTATCTGAGTGCTTTGTATTTCATTTTGAAAATATTCATAGTCAGTGACATTTTGTGTTGTAGTCACAATATCATATATATCTTTAAGAGTAAACTGAGGAAACCTCTGAGCTAATTCGTAAATATCATATTTTCTACATCCTGCAAAGAATGAATCAACAATATCATTTATCTTTTGGTTGTCTTTCCCGTCTAATTCTTTATCGACTATAGCGTTCAATATTGATGGGTGGTCAACAACTATCTTCCAGTTTAAATTACCCTGTCTAGTCGTGTAATTATATGTGTAAATGGGTTCAGGTCTTCCTAAAAATTGATTTGTAGTCCAGTCAGCACTATTTTGTTCACTTACTTTCATATCATATGGTGGGAACCACATAATTCTACCACCGTTCGGACCTCTTTCACATGAAGGTAAATCTTGTACTGTAAAACCAGGTTTAGAGGATGTTCTCCAAGCTAAATTTTCTATCGAAAACATGTACTTTTTTACCTTTCCGTCTTGGATATTAGTCGATTCATTACCTCTCCAAGGTGCGATATTTAAATTATAGGTATTATCCAGTACTGAATATGTGAATTTTCTATTTTTTGTTGTTATACCCTCACTTTTTTGTAATTCATCGTTACTAAAGTACGGTATATCTTTAGTGAAAACTCTACAATACTCTATTCCTTTTATTTCTCCTGTTGATTGGTCCTCATATTTATAAACCCTTGAACCTTTAGTCATCTCTCTAGTTCCGTCATTAAAAACTTTAGAAACTTGATTAATCGCATTACCAACGTGTTGTAATCTAGCATCCCCCTTTAATTGGTCTGCCGCGTAAACTAACCTTTGTGTGTCGTCTAATATAGACCCTTGAGTAAAGGTATATTGTGTTGAAACAGTACCCTCCCAACTAGATTGAACCGCCTGTTTAAAATTAACGTCCATAGACTCTAATCCTCCACCCTCACTTACAAATCTACCGGCGGCATCATCACTGTCTGTACTTGTCCAAGTAAAACCTCCTTGTAGTCTAGGTGCGTCATAATTACTATTGGTTTTGGTGTTAGACCTTAAAAATTTACTTCCGTTTAATCCAAATTTAAAATCGTTTGGTCCGTCTTTGGTTTCATATAATTTGGCAATTTCACCATACCCCCTTACTGCGGTTCTTACCTTATTACCAAATTGGTCTGTGGGTAATTCACCTGCCGGAGCGACCATATCAGTTAATTCTTGTTCTTTACTCCCTACGTAGTAATTTCCGGCGGGAGCTCGTAACCCAAAACTTCTACTATTTTCGGTATAGTCAGGTGCAAAAACATTTAATGATATACTCTTAAATAATCTTTTAGTTTGTCCCCTACCTGTATTTGATATGAATGTGTCAGACGACTTTTTATTGGCTTGTGGAAGTAATGTACCTCTACTACTGAATTCACCTTTATTACCTGAAGCCTGATTAATACTAGATTGTTGAGCCACTTCACCAAAATAACTTCCTGGTATCCATGAGTATGGTGAGTATATTCCAGAAATTCTACTTATAAAATCTAAACCTTTACCTACTATGTTATTTGGGACAGAAATTTTCCAGTCACTTTCAATTAATTGTTCATTTCCAGTCGCAATGGCTAACACATCAAAAGGGTCTCCTAACGCATCAAGTATATTTACCCTACCAAGTGTTTGTTGATAGGTTTCTTCCGCAACTCTAAATTGAAATTGTGTTTTTAGTTGGTTTCCTGCTATTTGAGCTAATGTAGAATCTTGTGCTAGTCTTCCGTTGGAACCCATAGGGTCTAAAGTTGTCAGTAGAGTAAGTGAGTTGTACGTTGAAGCAACAAACGTATAGTACGTCTCTCGTTGTTCTATTTTTCTTTCTATATCTCTAATGTTTATTAAATCATTGAATCCACCTTCAGGTCCATATTGATTTTGTATAAACGCTCTTTTTTGTGCTTGGTCAGTTACTTGAGACTCTTCGATTCTAATGGCATCTAAAACTGCAACATCGTTAATTGAGAACTCCGAATTACCCGGTGAATCATTACCTTTATAACCTTCAGCATATGGTTCTAAATTCCTTACTAAAAGTTTTTTTCTAAAACCTTCAGTAGCGCTAAACGTTAATTGACTATTTGATTGGTTCGCCATACGAATCTATTTTTATATAAATAGATTAAATATTCATTTTTAAGCGGAATATGTATTATTAGAATCGGTAAGTATTGTCATTAGTTTACTTGTAAAAGTAGGGTTATTAACAATTTCATTTGCCAATTGTTCAGATGATATGTTTTGTGGGAGATTTCTTCCGTCAACCGATAAATCTATTTTACCACCCACATTTAGATTAATTTCACCATTAACATTATTGCCGGTGTCGTCCATATTTTCTAATAAACTAGTTCCACCAATTATTATATCATCTTTCAAGAATCTTTGAACGGGCATTCCAGGTCTAGAAATAAAATCCTGATTCACAGGTGAGGTTGTGTCTGCAGATGTGTCAGGTGTTCCGGCAGCCGCATCGTCTATATTTTCACCCAAAAACATAGCAGCATTTGTAGCTAAATCACCAACTATATCACTAAAATTACCAAATAGTGTTTTGGCTGTAGTAAGTTGAGCTAAAACACTATCAGGTATTAAACCTTCCATTTTAGTTTTAAATTCTGTAAGTCCACTCTCAGTTGATTGATATGCTGCGGTTATAAAATCCTCAACACTAAGACCAGAATCTTTCATTAAGTTAGTTTCGGGTAACTTATCATTCATATCTATAAGTGACGTCTCAATCGCGGTTCCAAATGTAGATGAAATGTTAAATGCGGCATTTTTAAAATGTTTTCTTGCTTCTTCATCTTGAAATCCTTCAGCGATATTCTGAGTTAACGCGTTTCCATAAATTTTTAAATTTTCTTCATTAATAGAGGCGTCTAAACCTTCCCTAACAACTTCAGCGTAAGCATCTAAACCACCTAAAGCATCAATCACTCCATCAGTTTTTACACCCACTAAAGTAGTTGCCGCCTTAGCGCTTTGATTGGCCCCCGCAATTTCTTGAAGTGCTGTAAGTTGTTCCATAGCGATTTCTCTATCGCTCATTTCATTCTTACTTTGTTGCTCTTTTAACGCCTTAAAATCATCTTGATTTAAATCTGCTGCCGATTTAATTGCGGGAATCATCTTTTTAGTCGCCTCATCAAAAGTAGGTATGGACACTTTTAAGTCACCTCCCTCAATTGTACTCATATTTGCAACTAGTTCTTTAAACTCTTCAGGAACTGTGGCCGTTCCCAACATATCTAATTTTTTTGTTCTTTCAGCGGCTTTAAATGCGGTTTGAGTCATATCTTGGTAGGACATTCCAGCTAAATTAGCTGCCTCTCTTAGTCGATACATTTCCGTAACAGGTATATCAAACTCACCAGTTTCCTCATTAAATACTGCAGCACTTTCAGCCATACCAACAACCGCATCCATCAATCCTTCAGTGTCTGTCTGAGCTAAATGTAGTAATTTAAATGGGTCACCTAAATCTCCTACAGCACCTCCCAACATCTGAAATCCGGCTGCAGTTTCTATTGCCGTTTCAGGGTCAAGTAACTTTTCAGAAAGTGAAAACGTTTGGGATACGTCCATCCTTAACGCTTGTGCCTTCGCCACCATACGAGAAAATCCTTCTACACCATCTTTAAAATTGTAACTAGATAACATTTTTATGTTACTACCTATATCTTTCATAAACTTACCAACATTAATACCATAATCCCTGGCTTGTTTTTGCATGTCACTAATTTTTGAGATTGCATCTGATGTACCTACACCAATATTTCTAAATCCTTCAACAATTGGGACTATCTCAGCAGATGTAAGTCCAGCGTTACGTGCTAAGAGTTGCATATTTTCAACTTGCTCAGAAGATAGTAAAGTATTAACCCCCATTACATCATTTATTTGTTGTATTAAAATTAAGTTCTCTTCTAATCCAACTCCAAATTTAGTAGTTTCAAATGTGGCTTCAGCCATAGTGGTCATTAACGCATTACCAATCGCACTAGTTTGTCCCATGGACTTAGTAGTTAGATTAAATGTTAGTTCTTGTAATTTAGCAGTATCTTCTATTACTGATGTCGGCATAATCATCCTCGCTAAACTTGAGGTTATATTTAATACCGTTGTATCTAAAAGTCCGGCGGCTTTATTTAAGCCGTCCATACCTTTACTAATATCGTTTATCGCGTTTTTAGCGTTATCTGCCGCTTCTCCAATTTTGTTAGCCATTATTAAGTATTATATTATAAATACTTATCTTTTAGATTTTACTTTTTCGGACTGTTGTTTTCGTTTATCAAATTCCTCAACTAACTTTCCTATAAAGTATTTTCTTTCGTATGTAGGCATATTAATTAAGTCGTTATAAGAAAAATTTGCATGACGAGTTAAGTAATATATTTCATCAAGCACAGATACCCTAGATTCAGAAGAAAGGCCGAAAAAACTCCACCCCAAAGGTGACTCTAACTGTCAACTCTTCTCCTGACGGGGCTTTTAAACTCCTTTCTAAGTCTAATTTTGGTTCCGAATTAGAAAGGCTATTTCTTATGAATTTAGAATCCATAATTGGTAATTTTATGACGAAGCTTGTTATAAACTCTCTATCGGTGTTGTTGTCTACACTTACTATTTGTTTTGATAACCTATTGGTTACTATGGGGGCCGTAACATTGTTTGGGTACTTCTCTAACATATCGTTAAGTTCCTGTACTTCTCCTACCGTAAGTAGTTTACATTTTACCATATTTCCTGACTTAGGTAGTTTAAATGTAAATGTCCCGTCTTCTTCGGGTTCTTTTTCAAGTTTTTTGAAATTTAGCTCATCGAGACGAACCGTATGTTCAAATGAATTATTAGTTTTAGGGTCTCTTAATGTAAAATTATAATCGGGACCAAACGCTGTGTTTCTCAAAAATATTAAAATAGCTTCTAAATCACCTTCTAATAAGTCATTAACCTTAATGTCTGGTTCATATATCTTATTTTTAACTAAATCATTTATAATGTTTGGATTTTTACCGTTTCCGGCAGATACCAAAATATTTTCATCCTGAGCTGTCAGATATCCAATTTTAAGACTCTTTTTTTTGTTTTTATAAAACTTACCCTGCGAGGGAAGTGTTACCACGTCATGTGGTAAATTAAAGTCTTGTTGTCCATATTGTTTCGCTTCGTCCATATTTTTGTGTAAAAAAAAACCATAGGGAATAAACCCTATGGTTAATTATATAAACTATTATTTTTTTTTCAATAGTATTAGTAAACCAAAATACATCTATCAGGACGTAATGTCGCTGTAATTGTTGCCAATGCGTCATCACTATATCCCAAACTATCAAAATTAACATCAGTTAAGAAAGTACCCTGTAGAATCCATTTTTCAACCGCAACTCCTGTAGGGTCTAACATTTCAAGGTCTAGGTCTTTCTTATAACCAGCTGCGTATCCCATACGACCTGTAACGGACTCTGAGGTTAATCTTACCCATTCCATTAAGGCTTGTGCTGCCGATGGTCCTATGGGGTCTCTAAACGTCACGTTTATCGTATTCCAAGTAAATCTACCAGCAACATAAGTAGATGTGTTTAAGAAAGGAATCTCAGTTGCGTTAATTTGGACGTTAGGTCTAGATGTGGACTCAACATACCAAGAGTTAATACCCAATGATGAAGGAAAACTTAGAACAAATCTATTTTTTCTTTTCGGTTCATACGGTACGGGCATTTTCATTAATAAATCAGCCATTGTATTTTGGTTTTAAATTTCGTTGTTTATTTTATTATAAATATCAGTGTTAAACTTTTTTCTCTTTACTTTTACTTTTTTAATTGTAAAATCCTTAACTAGAGATTAGAAACTAGAATTTTTAAACTTCTTTTTTTTCTCCTCCTTTAGTTAAATAAGTTTTTACTGGGCTTTCATCTTTATATTCTTTATCTAAAAATGTTTTTATAGATTCTATATTTCCTGGGTCGTCATCAGAAAATCCTATTTGAGGTACAAAGTTATTACTCACATCATTAGTAAATGATACTTTTTGACCTAATTTTTTACTTTGGTATTTAACGTAATTAATAAACTCTCTTAACGCTTTTATCTTACCTTCCTCCGGATTAGAGGCCGACCCCTCACCATAAGTAACAGGATAATATTTATTCATATCTAAATATTCTTTTATTAAAAGTTGGTCGTCTTTCATAAGTTCTCCTGATAAATCCCGATATTTTTTTAAGTTTTCTACTAACTTACTTGAGTCTATTCCATTGTGGTTTGTAACAATAAGGTTATAAATAGAGTCTCTTAACACTGACGGAGTGTGACCTCTAGCAGTAATAATTGCAAATATAGAACCTCCGTTAATACATTCCACAAAATCATTCCATGAAGGACCTGGAGAAGCTAATAAAGAGTCCACTATAAATTTCTTATCACCATCTACTCCAAAATTACGATAGGGATTTTCGGAATAACCTACAACAGTCTCATTATTATATTCAAAAGGCTCCACACCAATCTTTTGTCGATATTCGGCAAAATCTTCAGTAGACATACCTATCTCATTACCTTCATCAGTTTTTAAAATTATTCGAGTCGGCATAACGACAATATTATCATCCCAGTCAAAAGCATAATACTTTAAGTCAGGTTGACCGTCTTCGATACCTTCACTTATAAATAATTTATTAAGACTTTGATGTATAATACTTCTTAGACTCATGTATTTTAATTATTTAGATTTTCAATTAATCTCTCTAATTGTGATTCCGTCAAAACAATATTTTGAGGTTTTTCAGAATAGGTCTTAACTCCATTACCATTAATTTGTAATGACTCTCTTAGTAATTTTTTTTTAAATTCCATTTTTTTATTTTATTAAACGTTTAATTATATGGCTAAAAATGGGGGATACTTTTGTACCCCCCATTTAATAAATATCAGATATCCTCAAATGATGCACCTGTCGGAGTAATTAAGAATTCTATATCGATGAATTCTAACGCTCTTGTTGGTTTTAGATATATTTTACCTACTAAGGTGTTATTATCTAAATCTTCAGGAGTGTTCTGAACGACAACTCTAAAGTCAATCAAACCTCTATCTCTTCTGATAGAATCTAAGATTGGGTTTACTGAGTCCAAGAATTCTTGTCTTACTTGGTCATCATTCTGTTCGAACAATAGTCTTACCGCTACTGCTGAAATCAACTTACGAGCTTGTAATAACAATCTTCTAACATTGATTCTGTCGAGTGCTGACTGTTTAACTTGAGTAGTTTTATTACCCCATATTACTGTACCAACATCTGAGAAAGTTGCGATTGGGTTGATTCTACCTTTATATAGAATGTCTCTATCATCTTGAGTTAACTTCTTACGAGCTTTAATACCATTTACTAAACCTCTTGTATAACCCGCGGATGCGAACCATGGGAATGATATATTATCTGTTAACGCTAAGTTTCTAACAACTTCAGCGGTAGGTGGTAAGTAAATCTGTGTGTTATTAACAGTATCTCTTGTAAGAATCCATGGGTAATAAGTTGCAGTATAGTTAGAGTCAATTCCAGTATCTTCTAAGTTTTCGGTCGCTTCTTGTGGGTAAATAAAGTCAGTTGTAAAATTAGACGTAGTATTAACAAACATGTTATAGTCAGGTGTGGTACAGATATAAATTGAGTCCGCTCTATCCGTTTCAATCATATCAATCGCCTCCTCTACTAAGTTTGAGTTATTAACATAATCTATACCTGAAGTAGTAAACACATTAATATTTACAGCTTCAGGGTTAACAAAAGTCCACTGACCCCATAAGTAAGCATAATAGTCAGTATTACCCCAATCTTGTTTATCTGGACCAACAATTGTTTTAAACGCCCCCCATCCTGTTGCACTTGGGAATCTGACTGATGGTGCCGCTCCACGTAGATATCCATTATTACCTAATATAAATGTATCTCCATTAGTACGAGACTCTCGATAGATATCCCATCCATCAAATCCTCCAGTAGGAACTAATGTAAATTTACGAGAATTTAATCTGTAATATGGACTATCTTCGTTAGGTTCACTATCGAATGATGCGTCACCAACCTCAAACGCAGTTTCACCCGAAGTTACATACTGAGATGGGATTAGAACTACAGTCGCTCCTGAGTCCATATGATATCCTTTTGTTAATTCCGCCCACGGAGATGACTCAGTAGCGGTAGATAAGTTAGTCGGATTTTGTTTACCCTTATAAGAGGTAAAGTCGACATCAATACCGACAGTATTCGATACACCTAAGAAAACTCTTCTTGGGTTATCACCCGCACTTCTTGTTAAGTTATCTCCATTAGAAGACCCAAAAGGAGGGTTAAATAACACCTCACCTGGAGTATCATACTTAGTCTTATAAAGTAGGTGTGGTGATTTATAACTACTGTACTGTCGAGTTTGGTAACCTTTAAAACCACAAGGTAATGAATCGGACGGAGCCTCTTCATTTACTTCTAACATAATATATCTTGACTTTAACTCAAAATCTCCATTAGCTGTACCGATTTTTTTAGCCACATAACTATTAAGATTTATATCCATGGTACAGTTTGTGAATTTTTCTAATACGATTGGGTTAGAATCGGTATCATAAAAACTTCTAACGACAACGTCAAAGGTTAGGTTATTAAATGATATATTCATTATAGAGACTTTAATCTCTCTGTTCGCCGAGTTACCGTCTGAGATTGAAATAACTTTAAATAAGTCGGAAACTTCATTACCTCTTAATTCTGAAACTAAATATGGTGTAGAGGGGGTTTGATACCTATCTAAGTACCATCCGATACCTGTATTATCAACATCTTCTCTCGCACTTTGTAATCCTAATAAAGTAGTATTTAATCCTCTAATCTTACCTTCTTTGTATCCTGTATTTAATAAGTTATAATAAATTTCCTCGACAAATAATGGAATTTCATTACTTGGTTTAGAAAAATTACTTTGACCTAACACTTTACTTATAAAGTTAGGGTCACTTAAAGAAAGTGATGTGTTGAACGTAAATATCTCTGAGTCGTTTGTTATACCTGAAATTTGGAAATTAGAGAATGGATTATTAGTTATTCCTGAATATACTCCTGTAGAGTTAATTGTTACATTGGTTAATCCTGAAACTTCGTAATCGGGATTATTAGAATTACTAGTTGTTGATATCCCTCTTGACCTTAGTGTACTAACAACCATATTATGGTAATCAGTGATTGGTGTTCCTGTATATGTGGTAGTATATACAACACCCACACCTGTATAATTGTTACCTACAGTATTTGTTAATCCTGTGATAGACAATCCAAAACCAACACCACTGTATTCACCTGTACCACTATTATATGGGAATAAAGCGTAATACCATGAATCATTTTCAGACGCTTCAAAATCTGCGGTATCAATGGTAAGACCATCCACACCCAATACGTTAGTTGTACCTGTCCATGTTCCCGAAGCTCCAGTTATTGCGTCATAAGTTTCGCCACTAACAGTACCAAACATAAATGATGTGGCTCCTGAACTGACGGGGTTAACAATGCTTTGATAAACCGCAGATTCAAAGTTGTCCTGTAATGTTGATATATTACCTGAAAATGTTGTATAAGGTAATCCGAACACACTTTTTATAGATGAAGGTAAGTTACTAAAATCAGTAATTTCAGTTGAACTACTATTACCTGATACACCACTAAAACTTATTGTATAAGCAATTCCGTCAGAATCTTTAGGAGTAATTAATGATTTATTTACGTTACCCACCGTTGATATTGACCATGATGGTCCAGCATCGTATCCTGATAAACCTAAGACACGAGTCACAAAAAGTTGATTGGATTGTTGTAAGTAGGCTTTGGCAATATACGCCGCCTCATATTTTGGAATCTGTGTGTTTACAAATTTAGTTGGTTCTGTCCCCCCAAAAAATGCGGTAAACTCATCAAAGTTTGTTATGAAGATAGGTTCGAACGCCGGACCTGATAAGGTTTCACCGACGACACCTAAAGTCGTTACACCGACACTTTGAGCCACAAAACTTAAATCTCTTTCTGATGTATATACACCTGGAGATACGAATACTTTTTCTGCTGCCATATTAATTATTTTTCTTTTTATTTATTTTATTGATAAATATTATAGAAAAAACCAAACGACAAATGTTATGGCGTTATATTTATTTACAAGTATGAAAAATTTCTTACTTTTTTCTACCTTTTTAAAAACCTTTCTTAAATGATAAAAATAAAGAATTTAAAAATATCTGAAGAATCACATGATATGTTGAAAAAACACTGTCAAAAAAACGGATTAAAAATGTTTAAGTTTATTGAAAAACTTATTGAAGAAAACTGTAAAGAAGAAATCGACATCTATGGTGAATAATTAATTACTATAGGGTATGTGTGCTTTTGTCTTAATAGTGGAATCCTTACTGTCATCTATTTTAACGACATCGAACTTAATGATGTCATTGGTGTTAACCTGTATATTACTTAAATCATCTCCCATATAATTGTCGTTAATATATACTGAAAACTCATCGACGTTATCTGTCGACAAAAAAGTTAGGTCTATGGTATATGGATATTTTTCAGATAAACTATTAATTCCCGACATAAATAAAATATCTATGTCGAAGTTCTGAGGATTAGGTGGGTTTTTTCTAGCCCTTCTTGATTGTGTCCCCGTCTCCACTTCATATAATGTTAATGCCCTACTAATTGCCGGAGAAACTTGGAACTCTTCCTCGTCAATTAAAAAACCCATCATTAAGAACTCATAGTTTTGAACGTAGTACTTCCTTTTTTCAATATCCAATACTGACTCATCAGATATACCATTTAAAATTATAGGAACGTAATGACCCTTAACAAATGTATAAGCTTGTCTTGAAGAAAATTTCTGTAAAACTAATTTGTTAAACTCATTCAAGTGTCGCATTTTAGTACAAAATATTTTTATATTATACGTAATATCTACAGGTACGGGTTGAGGGATTTTATAAATATCCATTCCTTTTCTTTGACCGTCCCACGTTGGAACCTTAGCGTAGTAAAATTGTTTTCTGTTTGGTATGGTGTACTGTAGTGAAGGGTTGGTACCGTACTTAACGTCTGGATTTCTTACAGTCGCAATAAATGGTGGTTTGATGTTTTTATCTAAGTTCTGAAAATCCCAAGTCTCAGCAAACTGAGACCAGTTTTGAGTTGTAATAATAATATCAACAGGGTTAACTTTTTTACCCTCTGCAGTCATCTCTAAATCGTTCTTAACAAAATCTAACATACCCCTATCTAAGTCAGCATGTAAAACACTCTTAGGTAAATATGTACCATCTTTTTGAATATATTCCAGTAGTTGCTCCCTCCTCTCTAATAAAATTTTATCAGGAGTTAAAGGTAGATGTTTTTTTATTTTTTTAGGAAATGACATTAGATTACTATTTCATTTATATGGAAGATTTTATTTCGAGTATTAATCATATCAATCTCATTTGCGTTATAAATTGGTTCTTCGCTATCTTTTTTAACAAATGAATCGTATTTGTATGGGTTATATGTGATTACGTTATCATTAGTTTCTGCGGGCATTTCTTCACAAGGGAACTGACAATAGTCAACTAAATCACCAATAACAAATGCGTGTACGTTCTTTCTCATTTCTTGTCTTACTTTGTCTTTTCCCCCCTTTCTTACCCTAAACTCTACATTTCTTAATTTAACGTAGTCGGCATACAAAATTACCCTACCCCCATAAGTCACTGAAAATGTATGTTTATGTAAGTTATAATATACCATAACCCTCAAACCAGTTAAATCCTCAGGAGTTAATTCTTCCTCCTGTTCAATAATTAAACCCATATGAGTCTTCATTTTATTAATTTCTTTTAATAGATATCTATTCATAATCCTCTAAATTCATTTTCACTAACAGGTGATGCAGTAATTGACCTATAATAAGGTTTGTAACCACCATAAGTATGTTTATTATCACTCGTGACTCTTCCGTCATTAGATACCGAGTAGTATCTAACACGAGATTCAGTCTCATAGTAACCTATATAATCACCATAATTAATATCTATTTCTAACTCATCTAAAGTCGTTTGATATACGCCAACCTTTAAGTTACCCGGCTCCATTTGTGTCATGTTACTATTACCGTAATTTTGATTTTCAGGTTGTTCTATTTGGACGTACCCCCTAAATTCAACGGGAGGATGGAACTTTACTCCGTCTTCTACGGTTTCACCGTAAACATCATCAGTTACTGTTTTTTGTTGGTCGATTCTATATAAAACTAACCTAAAATTCATATCACCCTCAAGCCATTCTCGACCCATTGCGATATCTAACTCAAAGTCTTCCGCCCCGAAAAACTTTTCTAATCTTGTAATTGGAACCTTTCTATTACTCATTATTGATAAATATTAAGTTATTTGTTATATTTAAGTGTATTTAGTCGACTTTTGGAAAATAAAACATTAAATAGCTTGCCTGAAGTGAGGGCTCTTCGTATTTTAGAGAAATACGAGGGGTATAATAATTACATTATCCGGTTACAGGATAAGATGAAAAAATTTAATCATTTTAAACTTACTCGTGCCCAAGCGGATTACATAATTAAATTTAAAGATACTGTACCCAAAATAGCTAGAAGGTGGGTGGAACTTGATAGTTACTTTGGTCAAAAACTAATGAATGACAAGTTACTACCAAAGAGACCTGAAAAAATTTATGTGGAAAAATTATTAGTGGAGAAAGAAAAGTCGTACCACATATGGGGTAAGTTATTTGAAAGTGAGGAACTTACAGACATATGGTTACCTAAAGTTGCGTTAACAAAAAACAAACAAAGGGAAGTAAAAATCGACTATAGTAAGTACTCACATAGACCTCCGCTTTCACACCAAAAAGAATCTATAGAAAAACTTGTTGGTAATGACAAATATATATTGGCAGATGATATGGGTCTCGGAAAAACAACCTCAACAGTTATTGCGTCGATAGAGATGGGGATAGAAAAAGTATTAATTATATGTCCCGCATCTTTAAAAATTAACTGGGAGAGAGAAATACAAAATTATACGGACAAATCTATTTCAATTATTGAGGGTAAAAAGTGGGAACCTTCCGAGTATACCATTATAAATTATGATATATTAAAAAACTTTCACGACCCAAAATACCCCGATAAATCAGAGATTTTAAATTATGGTTTTGATTTGATTGTAATGGACGAAGCTCACTACGTTCAAAATAAAAAAGCTCAAAGAACAAAAATTGTAAATGACATCGCTAACAAAATAGGTAAGGTATGGTTACTAACGGGAACCCCGATGACCTCAAGGCCGATGAATTATTATAATCTTTTAGACTTAGTAGACTCTCCAGTCGCAGAAAATTGGATGGCCTACGCTATAAGGTACTGTGCAGGTTATCAATTTAGTGTTGGTAGTAAAAGAGTTTGGAATGTTTCGGGAGCGTCTAATCTAGAAGAGTTAAGAGACAGGACAAAACCACAAGTATTAAGAAGACTAAAGGAAGACATCTTGGACTTACCTGAAAAAATAATAACTCCAGTTTATTTAAGAACCAAGTCTAAAGAATATAAAAAATTGATGGGTGAATACTATGATTGGTATAATTCATCTGAAGACTCGAATTCACTGACAATACAATTTTCTAAGTTAATGAAAGTCCGCCAAGTTATTGCTGAAGAAAAAATAAAAGACACAATAGAAATTGCTCAGAACATAATAGACCAAGGTAAAAAAGTAATAATATTTACAAATTTTACAGATACACTAAATAAAATAAACGAACATTTTGGTAAAGAGTCAGTTAAGTTAGATGGTAAAATGACCAAACCTAAAAGACAGGAATCTGTAGACGAGTTTCAAAACAATGATGACATCAAAGTTTTTGTAGGTAATCTAAAAGCTGCGGGAGTAGGAATAACCCTAACAGCGGCAGAGGCGGTTATAATGAATGACCTATCTTTTGTTCCTGCTGACCATTCACAAGCCGAAGATAGGGCGTATAGATATGGACAAAAGTTCTCAGTTTCAGTTTATTACCCGATATTAGAAAATACAATAGAAGGTATTATATATAATATACTAACTAAAAAGAAAAATATTTTTGAAACAGTCATGGGGGATAATGAAGGTAAAGGTGATGTAATGGAAGAAATATTAAATATGATTTCACAAGAAAGGTGAGTCTGTTTTTATATTTCGCATTATTTATATATAAAAATAATGGGAACTAAAAGAACATTAAATAAAATAACTGACATAGAAAATCAGATTATAAGTGAAGGGATAAAAAGAAAATTATCACCTAACGTCCCAAAAGAAATTTTAAAAGAAATGAAAAAAATAGGTATCGAAAGATTACCTTACTCTTATTCAGCCTTAGAACGTTTTATAGATAAGGAAACTATGAACGTACATTACAATAAGCACTATAAAGGTTATGTTAATAAACTTAATGACGCTATAAAAGATAATAAGGGTAAGGACAAAAAACTAAAAGATATTGTAAAAACAATATCGATGTACGATAAAACGGTAAAAAATAATGCTGGAGGAGCTTTCAACCACGCATTGTTTTGGAAGATGTTAAGTCCTAAAAAGCAAAGATGTTCAGGAGAAATTTATGAAAAAATTATTAAAGAATATAAAACATTTAATAATTTTAAAAAATTGTTTGAATCCGCAGCCCAAAAAAGATTTGGTTCAGGGTGGGTATGGCTTGTTTTGACAAAAAATAATAGGTTAAAAATAATGACCACGGCAAATCAAGACAACCCCCTTATGAACACGATTAAATACGGTGGTCGTCCATTATTAGGTTTGGATTTATGGGAACACTCTTATTATTTAAAATATAGAAATAAAAAAGATGATTATATAAAAAACTTTTGGTCAGTGGTGAATTGGGATTTTGTTAACCGTTTATACTCATCTAAACCTAAATCCACAATAAAGGAATCTTTTAATAAAAAAAATCTCCTCGTTGAGATTGAAAGTCAGGGATGTAACTCAAAACAAGTTAGACAAACTATAGATTTATTTAACACTAACCCTCAAATAAAATGGAAATATCGTACATTAATTGATAAAGTTTTTAAAGAAATTTTTAAAGATTATTGGAGAGAAAAACAAGGGGAACAACTGTCAGGTATATATGACTTTGAGTATAATGGTAATGTTGAAGGGGGTAGGTCCGTATTAAATAAAATCAATACAAACGCCACTACATTTTGTATTTTAAAAAATGACATTAACGTCGCATTAAAACACTACGGACATCCACCTATTAGTTTTTACGGAAAAAGTAAAAATGAACAAATAAAAGAGTTATATCGATTTTTAAAATATATCACTCATTGGAAAGACCGACTATTTAAAAATACATCCAACACGTTTGATGCGATGTACACCGCAGTTAATAGAAGAAATAAACAAGGTGATAAAACCGAAAACTTAGCGGTAAAAGAATTACAAAAAGTATTCGGAGTCTCTAACGTAAAAAAAGTCGGCGAATTAGGTAGTGTTATAGATGCTATCGGTGGTGTTGATGCAATTATAAGAACTGATAATGGAGATAAAACTGTACAAATAAAACCATTTAGAGATTATACTGTTGAAGACGGTAAAATAACCATGGTCGGAACTGGTGTTATAAAACAATATAAAACTGATATGTTAGTATTTCATAACAAAGGCAGAGGAATAATGGTATTTGATAATAACAACACCCAAATTGAAAATGGAGAGTATGTTTTTGACGAAGAGTCTCAATATAAGTATTGATAAATAAAGATTTCTAAATATTTATATATAAAACACATTATGTCAGCAATTAACGAACCACAAAGAAGTAAACTATATACTCGTATAAAACACCTATTAGGTGCTCCCTTACGCGGTGTAGAAATTACCGATGAAATGATGGACTCACTAATGGAATTATCAATTCAAGACTACGCACAGTATGTTAATGACTGGTTAATTGAGGCTCAGTGGACATCATTATATGGATTAAATTTAGATGAACAATCAGTAACTAGAGCGTTTATAACTCGTAGTTTAGATTGGGAAACCCAATACACATATGCCTATTCAAAAATTGTTGGTTTACAGGCCGGAGGAGACTCAGTGTTAAAAAAAGATTTTATTACCTTAGTTCCTGGACAACAAATTTATGAGGTACCCGCAGGAAGAGAAATTAATGAGTTATTATGGTTTAGTAGGGCAGAATTAGACGCGGCATTTTTTGACCCATTTATGGGTGGTTTCGGTGGTTTCGGTGGTGTAGGATTAGGTGGTGGAGCGGGATTCTCTCAAATGGGTTCTCAGGGAAATTATTTTATAACACCCGCATTTGATATGTTACTTAGAATGCAAGACATTAACATTAAGCGAAGAATAATCTCAGGTGATTTAACTTATAGAATTACAGCGCTACCTGAAGGTAAAAAGGCAGTTCATCTAATGAACGTACCTGGAGGTAAATTTGATTTTGGTAACATTCAATATAATCAATATGTTGTGTGGTATTGGTATTATGAAACTGATGACCGAGAGACTTGTTTAGCTGAAAACCCTGATATAGTAAGATTACCTTCAGACATCCCGATAGATGAAATGTTGTGGGATGAGTTAAATAATCCGGCACAGACGTGGGTTAGAAGGTGGTTTACGGCTTACGTAAAAGAATCTTTAGGAAGGGTAAGAGGAAAGTACTTAGGAAATCTAAAAACACCAGACTCAGAAATACAAATGGAGTACGACTCCCTTTTAACAGAATCAAAAGACGAAAAATCAAAACTAATCGAGGAACTAACTCAAAGATTAGAAAGATTAAGACCTGATAAAATGATGGAAAGACAGGCTAACGAAGCTGAAAACTTAAATAAATCATTACAATATCGGGCATTCCCAAGACAATTTTATTCAATATAATATGGCAATTTTTAAATCAACACCAGTTACAAAAATTATTAATGGTCTAACCATTAAAACTTCAGAATCAACACTTTTAAGTAGTGAATCATATACCACAAACGGAGAGTCTGCAATTATCATTAAGGACGTTAAAGTTTGTAAGTTACAATTAGACTCAACAACTACTGAACACATAACAATTAAAGCATTAACCGATGTTTTAGTGGTTGGAGATTATTCGATTGATGAAGAATTTGATGAGATTGAATTGCAGAATGGGGCATCTGTAGAACTTAGGTTTCTAAGGGACGGATGGTTTATTATGTCGTCTGATGGTTTAAAGAATTCATAAGAATTTTATTTTTCTCGACATAATTGGTGTTGACTAGTTCTTCAGTACCTTCTAAATACATATAGAAAGGGTTGATACCCACACTATCCCAAAACACTTTCTCAGTGTCAGATAGGGTAAGTACCTCATCTAATGTATCTTGGTCCCCATCTTTTCTTGGGTACCCCCTACCTAATTTAGTTTGAGTCTTTGTAAATAATGGTCTATCATCAGGATTCTCTACTAAAATTTCATCTCGTATTTCAGGAGAAAACACAACCAATAGTGGTTCAATTCTTTTATTAAAAGCGGTAACATAACGAGGAACGTTATACTCACCCAACTTGTTAGGGTTATTCTCCATATCTTTTTCATCAACATGATAACAATTAATAACAACCTCATCTTTTTTCTTTTGTACATCACCGTGAGATTTTCGAGTACCGTTATTAACATAGTATATGGTATCACCCAAACCCACACTTAAGTTATTTGCCATTGCTAATTCCATATGAGCTTGTCTAGACATAAAAGACCCCGACTTAGTTCTTTTCGTGATATGAACTTTATATTCTTCTATAGACTGTTTTACACGAGCTTTATTCGCAATTTTAGATATAGGGATTTCACGATTATATAACTTACCGACATAATCATAATATGAGTCTAAGAATTCTTGACCTTTACCATCTAACAACATACGTAATCCTGAGTCCAAAAACTCGGCAACATACGTTTGTAGTTTCTTAGACTTAATAGTGTTACCTGTTAGTTTTACTTTACCTTTATCGGTAAGAAGTGCATAGTTTTTACGAGCAACATTAATAGTTGCCGGCCATTGACCATCGGTATCAAGACCCATTTCACCCCTCATAAATATATCATTATATTCCGCAACATCAGCCTCTGAACCCGAATACTCTTTACCTTCTTGCACAAGACCGTTTAACCCTTTACCTACGTATTTATGGTCATCTCGACCGTCAGGGACTGCGAAGTTAACACCATCAGTATCCATAACTAATGGTTCATACCCACGTTCCATAAACCACATAATCATCTGTCTAAGGTATTGTCTACCTGTACACGTAATCTGTTCCCCCATATCCATATCTCCCCACGGAAATACATGAGGTGCAGACAGAGACCCGAAGAACGCGTTAATAAAAATTTTAATCGGAAGTTGTTTTCGATTATACTGTGAAGATAGTTTAGGGTCTGTAGTGTAGTGGTCCGAAGCTAACTTCTTATATTTAATACGAGTATCACGGAAGTACTTCAACATACTCTTCATAGCACCTGTAACATCACACTTAGGGAATACATCGTGTACGAGTTGAATAGAGGGGTATAGAGACGAGTAGTCGAGCTTAAGTACATCAGTGGAGTACCCGACCTGTAAAAGTCGTGAGAGACCCCCTGTAAACGACCTCTTCTCCCCTTTCTTAGGTATTGCGAGACCGTGTTTGTACGACCATGACATCATAATCATTTTCCACAGTGTTGCGGTACCCATAGTAGAAAGTCGTTCATAGGTTGTGGGTACAAGTTTAGCGAGAAGAAAGTTAGCTTGATTGAACTCCTCATCGACAACCATGGTTTCCCATATATCATCATATAGGTATCTCTCGATGAGGTATTCACCATTTACTTCTTCATAGTGACCAGGAAACCTTTCCATAAGATTTTCTGTACCCGGAGAACCTACTTCTTTATATCCTCCAGTTTTAGGGTTGAAGTAGTAATCTTTATTATCAAAATATATTTTTCCAATCTTATCTCCTTTGACGTATACACGATTTTCCTTTTCAGCTCCGATAAATTGGGTGATGTACTTAAGTCCCCAACTCTTTATGTCTGAGTTAATTGCCTGAGCCCTCCTAACAGCATGTGCGATGTCAACAATATTATAACCCCACATCATGGTCTGAGTATAATCTTCCATCTCATTTGCAAGCTTCAACATCCCTTGTTTTTGTCTAAGTTTTTTTTCGGGGTTAAGAGTCTTAGCTATTTTTCCAATATCCAAACCTAACATTTCTGCTCTTGTTAAAATAAAAGGAAAATCGAAAAACGCTGAGTTATATCCACCGACCAATGTCGGTTTTAGATAATTAATGACATTAAAAAATTCGACAATCATCTCCTTTTCCTCTTCTTCATTTTGTGCTGATATCACCTTTTCATACCCCCTATTATCTTTCATACCGATTAGGAATATTTTTTCAGTATTTGCATCCAAACCCGTAGTCTCAATGTCAAAGACGAATCGATGTACTTCATCATACTCATCAAACCCCTTAAACAATCTTTTTTGTTTCTGACAAAGATACTGTTCTACGGGAGATAGTATCGCAATCGCATTTGTATTCTCTCTATCCCAAGGGTTTAATCCTCCATTTTTAAAAAAGTTCACAAGGTTAGAATATGTTTTAGTGGTCTTAACCATATACTTTAAACCTTGCTCCATCCTTTCGTCCCCATGGGTAGAAAGAGTTTCAATCAATATCCCATGTTCGGACATTGCCTGTTTTTGAGCATGTTTAGAGCCGTTATAAAAGTTTTTACCTTTTAAATCACCCACCCAAGCGAATGGAATAAAAGAATCCGTCTTTATCTGCTTTCCGTTCGTAGGGTGTTGAATAACCTTAAAAATCTTATTCGAACGGTAGTCGTATTCTAGCGCTACGATATATTTTTCTTCATCCTCTCCGTGGAGGAACTGTTCAATTTCTTCTTGTGAGACCATAATTTTTAACTTTTCACCTGAGATATTATTCTCACATCGCTTTGACGTGATTTCTCTTGGTATTTGTAACAAATATAGTCTACAATCTAAAGTTTGTCAAATAACATTAATAAAAAGAGGTTCTCGGATTGGGGCGATTAAAATACCTTCCTTAGTGGTTATTGAAAATTCTCCAATATACCTACCTTTTTGATTGGTATCCCTTTCTAACCACTTATAATAAATGTAATATTCTCTTGGGGTGTCAGGATTTATTAATAACTTTTCAGTTATATATGCGTTATTCATTACAATCTTTTCCAAACCATCCGACTCTCTTTTCATTGAAAACCTTATAACTGAGTTTACAAGTTCTTCATTAAATTTCTGATATGAGTCAGTTCTCCCATCCTGAACTATTTCCATAATTAGGATGGGAGACTCACTATTTTTATTTATAAAAAATTCCATATTAACAAGATGGACATTCTAATAAAGTTATTCCGTACCCAGTTCCGTAAGTGCCCCACGTTCCTCCGTAAACTGTTAAATTATAAACTGACTCCCCTTGAGGTTTAACAAAAGAGAATACTCTCAATTGGTAGGGTTCACCACCACAACAAGCGTAAGTGTTATTAGCTACCACCGGTGAGTCACAAAATAGTGGAGATATAGGAGACCCCACATCATTAATATATTCTAGAGTACCACCTATTTGTCCTTTTGCTCCATATCTAGAAACTCCATTATCGTCCCATACATTATCATATAATGGATATGTGAAATTACCAGCATCCGAATGGTAAGGGAAGTCGGTTACCGTAACTTCGACAGATTCAGAGTTAGTGAACTCTAACTGTTCAGTATCGTTATTCCACGTAAATACGTTACTTTCAAACGGACTATTCCCCACAATAGCATTAACAACGTTTCCTTCGCTCAATGGTTGACCTATATATAAAGTATCAATAACAACCTCATCTGAACTGTTTTTAACTACAATCCTGTCCGGTATATTCCACGTAAACATCGAGAATTTTACAGTACCGGCACAAGATGATAAATTAAGTGTCGCGTTTATAATCGTATTACTCGTTGAATATGGTTGTATAGTTCCATCAGGGTTTAAAACCTGATTAAAATTATCACTACTGATATTAATAGAGTCTCCACACTGTATAGAGTCAGGTATAGGTGATGACGTAACCGAAGGTGTTGGAGTAATGGTAGGTGTGAGAGTAGGTGTGAGAGTAGGTGTTATTGATGGTGTTGGTGTCGGTGTCAGTGTTGGACAATTTTGACATCCTAAGGGGTACGCTAAAAGTTCTCCTAAATCGGGACCTAATGTTGTTATATCAATCCACCCATTTGAAATGTTTCCCTCAACAAAGTTAAGATAACAATCCCCGTTTACTGATAACTCGTCTTGTATCCCCTCATAATAATAGGTGGCCGATTCACCGTATTGTGGTGTGATTCCCACGGTCCCAGAACTGTTCAAATCATATAATAAATATACGTTTCCTGTTGTACACCCGGTGAAATATCCGGTTTGGGTACAAAATATATCGAATGCACTAGCGGCATCGAAGCAATTATTTTCTCCTCCCTGAAATATATCTTCGTCTTCTAAATAAAAATATGGGACATTTTCCGAAGATGAAGTTCCGACTACCCTCCATGATATTGGGCTTCCAGGGTTGAAAACATTCCAAACAAATACATCACCAATATTAAGAGATGTGATGGTACCATTAAAAATAACGCCCAAAACATATCCGGAGCCATCGCTAACTGATGAACAACACGGAACTACTGTGTAATAAACAATGGGTAGTGGTTCTGAAGAACTTGGAGTCACTGACGGTGTTGCGGTCATAGTTACCGATGGCGTCATAGTTACCGATGGTGTTGTAGTTACCGATGGTGTTGTAGTTACCGATGGTGTTACACTAGGAGTAACTGATGGACATGGGTTACATTGTTGAGGGTTTAATATTAAGTCAGTACATATATTTTCTAAAAAGTTGCCTGAATTTACTGTAATACTACCACTTCCACTACCTTGACCCTCAACGAATACAAAACAATTTCCTAAATATGAGAATCCATGAAATCCTAAAATAGGTTGGTCTCCCACTACTGTAACAAACAAATCTTCAACTCCTTCTGTACAACAAGATTTTGCTCGATATAATGAAGTACATGGGTTTGACGCTAAACACGAAGAACAGTTATCAAACCCAGTACTGTTATCTATTGTGAAAGAAGGTGTTAAAGTATTGTCTAATACAAAATTTATCACCGTATAACATTGTGGTAATATGTTCTGAGTACCGTCACCACCAAAATAGAAAGTATCATTTATTTGAGTTATTTGATTAGTAAACTGAACATATTCCAGATATGTTTCATTATCGCAACACCCACTTAATAATACTTTATAAATAAATTGTGAAGGTGTCGAACTAGGTGTTACAGTTATAGATGGTGTTACAGTTGAGGTTATAGATGGTGTTATAGATGGTGTAGGTGTTATTGTAGGTGTTATTGTAGGTGTAGGTGTGGGTGTAGGAATCGAGTCTTCAATACATTCGGTACACCCTGTGTATTCGGTATCGATACTAAAATCAATAACGGGTTGGTCAATACTGTTAACGTCTCCCACATACTCATAACAATTTTGTTCTTGAGTAACGTAGTAAATGCCATTTAGTGTTGGATTAAGACCTTGAGTATACACCGAAGGACATGTTATTTGTTCTTGAATATATGAAGACAGTTCTCCATAAGTTTGTAGAACCGTCAATAGGTCTGCGGTTGTTATTACGCCATCATCATTCAGAAACGTATCACAAAAATATTCAATATTATCACATGTACCTCCAACATTATATATTAATGTTGCCAACATCGCGGAATCAGTTACAATACCATTTTCATTTGCTAAAGGTGCTAAATGGGCAGGTTCTTGTATGACTGTAGGTATTTCATAGTCGATTCCGGAGTAATTGAAGGGTACTGTATCATATGGGTAAGAAACTACCGCACATTCTTCGGAACAACCTGTATATTTTTGTAAGCAAGGGTGGTTATTTGTACATGAAGTACAACTTACTGACCCATAATTTTCGGTAATAGTCCCTTGTGAAGACCCTGTTTGTGCCGACGATGAGAGTATTTTGTAACATCCAGAAGTAAAACTACTATTATAAGGTGAGTTACCATTAATTAAATATACGTAGTCATTAACGTTTGAAGATATGTTTAATGTGGTATTTGCGGTATAGGTAATTCCATCGCAACAACCTTCCAGTGTCAATAGATTAGTTACGATAGTCCATGAATCGGGAGTTGTACTTGGTGTGGGTGTAGGTGTCGGTGTTGGACAATTAGGACATAATTGTTCACCACAAATGTTGTTAAACACAAAACTGTTTTGACTAATTACAATTGAGGGATTATTTTGATTTTGTTCCATGTAGATAAGTCTATAACAATTACCGTTATAGAAAAATCCAGGGTTAAGAGATAATATAGGTGTAGCATTTAAAAGTAATTGTACAGTTATTTGGTCGCTACTATCACAACAATTTTCAGCCCTATATAAATTGTTTGTTTGAACACATGGGTCAACGTTGCTTTGATTATAGTTGAAACAATCTGAACATGACAAATGAACACTCGATACTGAATGGGTTACATCACTAGTTGATAAAATATTTACTCCATATAAAGTATAACATCCAGGGTCAATCTGAGGGCTTCCCTCATACATCAACCCATCAAAAAATATAATATCACCATTATTAGGAATATAGTCCATGGCAAATGTCACAACAGTAACATCATATGGCGGACAACAAGATTTTGCATATGCTGCAAATTTATTATTTGGTTGGTCTGAACATAAATCAGTACACGTTGAAGTTTGACAGCTTTGAGCTGATGGTCCGTTAAAAATTAGTGATACTTGTTGACCCACAACTGGTCCATTACTAACCCAACAAGTCCCATTATGAGTGACCGTATTACCATTAAATACCCAACCTCCCGTTTGAGTTTGAGCTAATAAAACCCTGGCCAATATAGTATCTTCAGGATTACAACAATTAATCCATTCATGTGTAGTGTATTGAGGGGGTGGAAAAGTATTATTTAAATATAGTGGATTAGAATTTACGTTAATTATCGCATTAGCGTCTGAACATACAATGTTTTCAAACTCATAATAACCTTGTTGTAAATTGGCAAAGGGTATATTAAATGTTAATTCAGTTGTGCCTAGTGACTCTCTAGCGGTAATAGATAGTGAACCACTTTGAGTGGTAGTCGACCCCGAATCATTTTTTAATATTAAATCAAAAGAGATTGTAGTGTTAACATTAACTAATATGTTAGAAAATATATTAACGTTAGTAGTTGTTGTTGCCCCCCCTCCTGATGATTCAAAAACATTATTTACTGTTAAACGAGGTATGATACCAGATAAAGGAGTTAGAGTAGGTGTTGGTGTCGGTGTAAATGACGGTGTCGGTGTCGGAGTAACTAAATTAACATCACCAGTACAAGAACAACTTGTAATGGTATCTATTAACTCATATGAGATACATGTCGAACCTGAAGTACCCGAAAAATTGGTTGTTTCGAAATAATATGGAAAACTATCAGGATTTGTCAGTCCTGTGGCGATTAATTGTTGAGTGCTTCCTGAACCGCAATCGGAAATGTATAAAGAATAGTTACCTGGTTGAGGGTCTGATGGTGTTAGATTTACTGATATATAGCTCATGTTATTTTTTTTTATAAATATTATTTTTTTTAGTTAATTCACACTTACATCACAATTTAGTGGTGTTATTGGTGTTTGTGTTGGAGTAACCGAAGGGTTAGGTGTTACCGCTACATCACAACTTAATGGAGTTATTGGCGTTTGAGTTGGCGTAACTGATGGGTTAGGTGTTACCGCTACATCACAACTTAATGGAGTTATTGGCGTTTGAGTTGGCGTAACTGATGGGTTAGGTGTTACCGCTACATCACAATCTAAATCGACACACTCAGGTTTAGATGTTGATGGAGTTATTGATGGGGTTGTGGTTATTGTAGGTGTGGTAGTCGGTGTTGGTGTCGGACATATACAATAACTATCCTTACACGAACTAAATCTAGGTCCCCATAAATTACCTACATCTGTACCTCCAGCGCCAACACTAAACGGAATATAACAATTACCATTATAAACTATTGCGTTACCGTTAGTTACCCATCCACCACTTCCGAGGGCTGAAGAATCAATTTTACCCGACACATATTGAGGTGTGGTTTCTTTACAACAAGCAATAAAACGGTAAGATTGCCATATAGGACTATCCTTACCTATAAAGGTAACTGAATTTACTTTGTACGAATCAACCAACTCTCCCGTGGATGAGAAATCTTTAAATTCACTAAATGTGCCTAACACATCGGTATACGATAAAGAGTTTTCAGTTATGGTTGTGGTTCCTGAAGTTTGACCTTGATTAATGGTTACCGAAACACTAATATCTACAAATGTATTATTAGTCTTTTCAAGTCTATTGGTAAAACTTACCGTAGTGTTAGTAGATGCTGCCACATTTGCAGTTGCGGTGTAATTACATACTGTTGAACCGCTTTCGTAAACAACACCAATACCAACTTCAAAAGGTATTACTGAAGATGACGGCGTTATTGATGGAGTGGCGGTTACTGACGGAGTTACTGTAGGTGTTGTAGTAATTGACGGAGTGGCGGTTACTGACGGCGTTACTGTAGGTGTTGTAGTAATTGACGGAGTGGCGGTTACTGACGGCGTTACTGTAGGTGTTGTAGTAATTGACGGAGTGGTGGTTATTGATGGAGTTACCGTAGGTGTTACTCCACTAATTAATGTCTGACCACTACAAACAAGTCCAGTATCGTACTCCGAAACTTTATAGTCATAACAATTAATAATACCAAAAGTGTCATCTAAATTTACAAAATAAGGAAATTCAGAATAAGTTATACCTGTTTGTATTGTGGTGAATAAAACTTCACTACACTCCTTTATATCTAAAGTAAACGAATTAGTTAATCCAGTTAAATTAGTGTTTGTTAAAATTATCTTAGCAAATGTTGCCATGAAACTTTTTTATATAAATATAAAATATTCAGTTAATTGTTCCTAGTTGATTAAATAAATCGCCGTTTACTGTAATACCACTTAAATTAGAAAATCCGACCTCATAGTGGACTTGTGGGTTTGACTTATCACTATAATTAATTGTTTGACCAGTAAAAGGTTCGATATTCAGTTCACTAGCCACCCTATCTATCCTACATGCCCTACCGATGGTAAAATATCCATCTACACTTCCTGAAGTAGAACCCGCGAAACAAAGACCTATTATTTTTATTTGACCATTTATATTAGCTAAAAGAGCAGAACCGGAATCACCTGAATTAATAGGGTAAAAACATCCATTACCTGTAGTTGTTGTAGAGGCACTGGCAATATATGAGATACATTCGTCAAATCTACAAGTAGAGTCTGTAGTACTGTTTAATTTATTACTAACAAATACAGACCCTGTACTTAAAAATTTTAACTTAGTGTCACCTTCACCTTTGGCTCCTGTCGTTCTACCTACACTAAAAAAGTCCCAATTATTATTTATTAAGTCATCTATTTCCGAGGTCGTAGCGAATGTTGGTGCACCTGAAAAACTAAAACCATAATACTTAAAAGACTCATTAGTGTCCACGACAGATGAGTCCAAAGTAAATAATGCACCATCTACGTAGTTTATACCACCCAAAGAGTTACTCTTTACGGGAATATACTTTTTAGTTACCCCAACTTGTTGTGAAATAGATGAACTTGGCTGTCCTACATCATCACCAAAAACATTCTCTACACCTCTATTTGGTTCGTTGGCTTCAAAAAATATTTCAGTCATAACGTGAGCATTTGTAACACCAACTAATGAGTTAGTGTTTTTATCTACTGCAATAAACCCCATAGTCCCAACCCAAGATTTAGTCTGATTTCTAATTTGTAATCCACCTTTAATTGGTCTAATTGTATTTTGTTGTGTAGGTGTTGTAGAACCTGTCGGATTTAAAGTACTATTACTACTCCAAAAATAGAATTCACTCGGACAAGCTTCATATGATGTGAACTTATTACTACCTTCTTGAACATCTGTTTTTATGATTTCTCCATTAATTTCTATATTTTGTGGAATTATTTCTGTTGAAGTTAGTTCACTAATTTTTTTCTTTTTACTAAAAGTATAAATGATTGACTTTTCTTTAGTTAATTGACCATTAACTTCTTTAAATCCATAACCTATTGATGTACAATTATCTGAACTATTATCCGCAAGTTCTTTAATTTTCTGTTTTATTTCTTCGTTATAACTCATCTATTATAAATATTACACTGTTGATGGAGTGATTGAAGGTGTTGGCGTTATGGTAGGTGTTGGTGTTACACAATCATCGGCAACATATCCTGAACTACCCCCTCCATTATCTTGGAAAATATTTCTTAGTGTTGTAAAACTAGGTTTAGTCAGTACTGGTGCAAAATAATTATTAAACAATGTATATCCTGAAATGTTATTAGTTTGAATTCCTGATGGTGTTCTCATATTATCATTCCATTCTGGAGATAATGACCCACCATCCCAAAACTCGGACATTTCCCACATACCGAAGTTTAATAAGTACATATACTCTTTATATGCCACTTGAGCTTGACCTGTATCCCCACTCCAATTAGGGGCGTAGTCAGTTGGGTCATACATACCATTCTCGATGGCTTGTTTCATGGATAAGTGTAAGTCTGTTGTTTGCCAATCTGGATTTTCTTCTGCCATCCAATTTACCGCGGTCGATGAGCCGGGAACCGCACCCATTATCCCAAATAGATGTACGGTATGGAAAATATGTTCAAATACCTCAGTTATTACAGTATCGCCACTTGTGGAACCACTTTGGTACCATACCATGTCATTAACTGCGTGGGTATCTAAGAATTCTTGATATCCTGTGTATCCTGATATACCCTCATCTGTTAACCAATTAGGGTCATAGTCATCCCCACTACCGTACCCGACTCTTTGTGCCGTTGGTAACCCTGCGTGTATAGTACCCTCATCACCTCTTAAAGTTGCTACTAAATTATTTTGATATGATAAGGTAATTCCTGTGGCTAATGGGTCCATTATTAATTGGAATGAACGAGCGACTTTTTTAGGAAATTCATCAGGTACCGCTGCCTGTCCTCCAACAGCGCCCGCAATAACCTCTAATACTCCACTAACGTTAATACTTCTATCGAATACCGCTCCGTTAGATGTGTCGGCAGTTAATGGACCGGCAACATAACAACTAAGTAATGAGTTGATTGATGGAGTAGGTGTCACAGAGTTAGTAGGGGTTACTGAATTGGTTGGTGTTACAGAGTTTGTCGGAGTTATTGAATTAGTAGGAGTGACTGAATTAGTAGGAGTTACACTAATAGTTGGTGTAACTGAATTGGTTGGTGTTACAGAGTTTGTCGGAGTGACTGAATTAGTAGGAGTTACACTAATAGTTGGTGTTACAGAGTTTGTCGGAGTTATTGAATTAGTAGGAGTGACTGAATTGGTTGGTGTTACAGAGTTTGTCGGAGTGACTGAATTAGTAGGAGTTACACTAATAGTTGGTGTTACAGAGTTTGTCGGAGTTATTGAATTAGTAGGAGTGACTGAATTGGTTGGTGTTACAGAGTTTGTCGGAGTTATTGAATTAGTAGGAGTTACACTAATAGTTGGTGTTACAGAGTTTGTCGGAGTTATTGAATTAGTAGGAGTGACTGAATTGGTTGGTGTTACAGAGTTTGTCGGAGTTATTGAATTAGTAGGAGTTACA